AGAATATTTAAAATATGCAGATACATTAACAGTAGTACGTGTGTTAGCTGGAGCATATGGCCCGGCATCATCATTTGTTACTCAATCAATTGGTGCTGGATATTCATTTAAATTAACTACTTTAGCTGATGGCGCTGTATTAAACAGTGGTCAAGCAGTAGCATCGACTACATTAGGACGTGGTACTGGTTCAGATGAAGGAGCTAATAATATCTTAGTAAGTGGAAGTGCTAACAATATTCGTTGGGAAGTATCTACAGTTAATACTGCAAAAGGTACATTTACATTGACAATTCGTCGTGGTGATGATACGTCTCGTAGAAAAACAATCTTAGAGCAATTTAATAACTTGACTCTAGATCCTAATTCACCTGGTTTTATTACTAGAGTGATAGGTGATCAAGTATATACCTTACGTGATAGTGGTACATCAGATCCGTTCCTTCAATTGTCTGGTTCATTCCCTAATAAATCTAGTTATGTTCGTGTTGAGGCTGTAAAGTCTACATTAAATTATTTAGATTCAAATGGTAATATTCGTGTAGGAGCTGCATCTGCATCTCTTCCAGCCGCTGTATCAGGAACATTTGCTCAAGGAAGTGATGGTAATGTTCAACATCCGCAGTCATTCTTTGAAACAATTAGCAATACTAATACGCAGGGATATAACTTAGCTACAGGTAATACCGGTAAAGATGCTTATATTGATGCAATTCGCTTGTTAAAGAACCAAGATGAATATGATATTAACTTATTAGTGTTACCTGGATTAGTTGATAACTATCCTAATCATGCTGTAGTAATTTCAGAAGCATTAGGAATGGCAGAAGACCGTGGTGATTGCTTTTTAGTATATGATCCGGTAGAATATGGAGCTGCACTTTCAACTGCTGCAACTGCTGCCGGAACGCGTGATAGTAACTATGCTGCCGTTTATTGGCCATGGGTTAAAATTCCAGATGCAGATCTAGGAAAGAATGTATGGGTTCCTGCTTCAACCCTGATTCCAGGTGTATATGCATTTAATGACCGAGTAGCTGCTCCATGGTTTGCACCAGCAGGTTTAAATCGTGGTGGTATTGATATTGCAATTCAAACCGAACGTAAATTGACTCTAGCTAATAGAGATAGTTTATATGATGCATCAGTTAATCCAATTGCAACTTTCCCTAATAGCGGTGTTGTTGTATTTGGTCAAAAGACTTTGCAAAAGAAATCATCTGCTTTGGATCGTGTAAATGTACGTCGTTTATTGATTGCTGCTAAGAAGTTTATTGCTTCTAGTACCAAGTACTTAGTATTTGAAAATAATACGGCTGCTACTAGAAACAGATTCTTAAGCATTGTTAATCCTTATTTTGATAACATTCAACAACGTCAAGGTTTGTATGCATTCAAAGTAGTAATGGATGAGACAACTAATACTCCTGATGTAATTGATAGAAATGAAATGAGAGGTCAAATATTCCTTCAACCTGCTAAAACGGCTGAATTTATTATTGTTGATTTCAATGTTCTACCAACAGGTGCAAGTTTCCCTGAATAGAATTTAGAGAAACAGAATATTTATAAGAAATAATAGGATAAGAAAATGGCAGAATTATTAGATCCAAGCGAAATATTTTATACCGCGTATGAGCCGAAAATGGCGAACCGCTTCATTATGTACATTGAAGGAATTCCTGCATACCTTATTAAGGCAGCAAGTCGTCCAAGTATTGACCAAGGTGAGGTGATTCTAGATCATATCAACGTAGAACGCAAATTAAAAGGTAAAAGCCGTTGGCAAGATGTTACCGTAACATTGTATGACCCAGTTGTTCCATCAGGAGCGCAGGCAGTAATGGAATGGGTACGTTTGCACCACGAGTCTGTAACCGGACGTGATGGTTATAGTGACTTTTATAAAAAGAACATTACTTTCAATACTTTAGGACCGGTAGGTGATAAAGTTGAAGAATGGACTTTGATAGGAGCATTTATATCATCTGCAACGTTTGGTGACATGGATTGGGCGACTGAAGATCCAGTTAACATTGAGTTGACATTAAAATATGATTACGCGATACTTCAATTTTAATATTGTAGTAACAAAATTATTAAAAGGCCTTTGGAGACAAAGGCTTTTTTACTGTTCATATATTTTTATAAAATGAAAAAGAACGTTGATCCTATAGCACATTACGGTAACAAAATTAATGAAGCAGTATCACTTGCTGCTATAATAGGTACTGGTGTAGCCGCTGTATTATACGGTAAAAAACTTTATGATGCAGTAAAGGCACTTCGTAAACAATTTCAAGATGATCCCGAAATAGAAGCTGCTACTGAAGATTTACTAAGTCAGGCAGAACGAGTTAAAGATACAGCTGAACGTAGAGCTAAGGAAAATCAGAAACGTCATATGAAAAAATAAATCATATATTTATATTAAACTAAGTTATAAAGGAAAACATGCCAACAGTTAACGACGAGTACAAAGGCGGACCATTGTCCGATTCTCAATTAAAAGCAATAGCAACAGCAAATTATCAAACTCAAGCACCTGCCACTAATACTAGTGCATATACAGGCCCTACGGAGATTGTAGAATTGCCAAGTAAAGGACTTCCATATGCAGAAGGTCATCCATTATCATCCGGTAAGATTGAAATGAAGTATATGACTGCTAAAGAAGAAGATATTCTTACCAATCAAAGTTATATCAAGCAAGGAGTAGTACTAGATAAATTATTTCAAGCTCTTATCGTAACACCATTTGAATATGGAGATTTATTGATTGGAGATAAAAATGCCGTAATGATCGCAGCACGTGTGTTAGGATACGGGGCTAAATATGAAACGGATGTAATATCACCGTCAGGAAATAAACAACGTGTTGATGTAGACCTAACTCAATTATCAGATAAAGATATTGATTGGTCTATTCATTCAAAAGGCAAATCTGAATTTGAGTTTGAATTGCCGGCATCTAAGCATAAAATTACTGTTAAATTATTGACGCAAGCGGATAATAAAAAAATTGATGCAGAATTAACTGGCTTAGCTAAAGTTAAAAAAGAAGCTCCATTAACTACTCGATTGAAATATACAATAACATCGGTTGATGATAATCGTGATAATGGATTTATTCGTAAATTTGTTGACAATGAGTTATTAGCAATTGATAGTCGTGCTATTCGTAATTTTGTAGCTGGATTGATGCCTGATGTTGATTTAAATATAGATTTGGTTGATGAGGCGACCGGAGAGGACTTTCGTAGTACATTTACCATCGGATTGGACTTTTTTTGGCCTGACGCCCAAGTATAAAGTAATGTTACAAGAACAAATATTTGATCTAGTATTTTTTGGCAAAGGAGGATTTACTTATTCAGATGTTTGTAACATGCCAGTATTTATACGGCATTTCTATATAAGAAGATTACAAAAGCATTTTGATGATGAAAAGAAGGCCCATGATAAGGCTATGAGAGAATCTAAATCAAAGTCAAAAAGTAAACGATAATGTAAAAGGCTCCATCCGGAGCTTTTTTACTAGCTTGATATTTATTATAAAGAGTAATATTATGCCAACTAATAAATTTGAACAAAAAGCTTTAAAGCAAATCAATCTCAATGAAGGTTTGGTTTCTAAATTAGCCGGATTTTTCTTAGGGTCTAAATTTCGTAAGTCTATGAAAGAAATAGAACGTATGAAACAAGCTGACCCGGAATTTGCAGCAGGTATGGCTAGTTTAGCACAGAATTATAAGGTAGTCGAAGATATGTTAGATCGTTTATGTAAAAAACATCCCGATCATCCTAATTGTAAGTAAGCCATGGCAATAACAAAAGAACAGATCGAGCTAATGAAAGAAGCTCAGTTTCTAGCTAGATCTTTAAACATTGAGCAGGAAAAATTAATTGAGTTGCAAGAAAGTATTCTTGTCGGTGATATAAAACACTCTGACCAGTTAGAATCTCAGGTCGAGACATTACGTGAAGAGTCGAAGGTTAAAGCTAAACAAATTAAAGATGAAACAGAGTTGGCAGCTGCAACTGCAAAACGAGAAAAGTCAGAAAAAGATATACTAGATTTAGGACATGACATGTCAAAGATATTATCACGGGTACGTGATATGACTGATGAGACATATGAAACGGATAAAGCTAGGATAGTAGAAGCTAAAAAATTAGGCACGATAACAGAAAAAGAAGCTTATAGTATGTTAAGCATACT